AACTGGATCTTTAGTCTTTGAAGGATCCACTATTTTAACAAGTTCCCATTCTTCTAATAAATTCACAATCGTATTACGACGTGAGATATCTTCTTCTGTTAACGTATTATGCTTTCCGTCTAAAATAAACAATTCTTTAAAGTGTAGTATTGAGTACCTACCTTTCTTATGTAGGATGTGACATGATTGATATAACTTTTTTTCTTTGCGGCTTGAAATGCCTATTCGAGTCAATGTTTCTTTAACCTTGAGGAAGGAATCCTGCGTGGGTAATTCAACTTCGACACCTACTCCTTTGAAAATATCCGTGTCCATGATTTATATTCACCTTGTTAATTATTATGTTTAGTGGCAACGGTTAAGTACCGTATCAGATTATTTATAATAATCATATTTTAGCCACCTTCATTAACTTTATCATGGAGAGATTTAACTTGTTCCTTATTTAATACCTTAAGATATTGTTTAGCAACAGTTCGGTTACATTGATATATTTCTTGGATTACATCAAGATCAGTGTTCTTATCAGCCTTTGGCCATTTTGAGAATCTTTTGCGTTTACGAAGTACAGCACGATAATAATCAAACTGAGCAGCATCAAATAAATGATGACGCATATTCATTTCGTTTGCATGTAAGATGGTGTCCTCAAAATTTGTGAAGCCACGGTTCACTACATAAGGCGTATACATCTTTTCAGTATGTTCAGGTATATCGCTATTGCGAATCAGATCCTCCTTTGAGAAGGACGCAGCGTTCATAAAATCAAACGGAGTTAGGTCTTTCATCAAAAAGCTCCTCGTATTCCTTTACCATAACATCAAAACTTTTACCACAGTCTTCACAGAGAATAAGTGATTTCTTGCCTTCTTCGGTATTCATCTCAACCGTAAACGATTTCTTTTTGGATGTCTTGGTACCACAGTTAAAACATTCAAGTCTTCCAAGCATTATGAGTACTCACATTCAATCATTACTTCTGTTAAGAACGCAACCATATTGATTTCTTGGTCAGCAACTAGGCCTGACTTGTACATATAATCGGCTAATGTAACTATGAAACCAGCTTGTGATTGTAAAATGACCTTTTGTGAACACATATCGTAGATACGTCGAAACATTTCGTTCATATCTTGGTCTGAATTCTTGGCAACCCATTTACGCATATCGGTAAATTGTTTTGCTTTGAGTAATCTGAAAAGATCATCAACTGATTCTTGTTTTAAATTAACAAAGATACCTTCATCAATTTTACCTGAAGCAGCATACGATTGTAATTCAGTTAATACTCTACGGAAATCAGGAAAGTGTTTCTCAATTACTTTGGCAACAACTTTAGGATCGTATTCAACTTCTTCTTGGTCAAGTATTGCCTTAACTCTTTTGAAGAACTCCATTGCCATTTGCGGACGATCGTTTGTATCAATAGTAAAGTCTACTTCTGATAACCTTGAACGTAATGGACTGATAATACGATTCTTGAAATTACAAGTAAAGATGAAACCACAGTTTGAACTATACTCTTCAATAAAGTTACGTAATGCCGGTTGGACATTAGCTGCATTCAAATAATCTGCTTCATCAAAGATTACATACTTACGACCTGTACCTGTTAGAGATACTGCGGAAGCAAATGTTGAGATATCGTATCGGAGGGTATCAATATTAACATTAAGAGAACCATTCTTTACGATATAATCGCAACCAAGTTCTTCAAGCATGGCTTTGGCAATTGTAGTTTTACCTACACCTGGACCACCTGTTAATAATAGATTTGGAACACTGCCGTCTGATACGAACTTACGGAATTGTTCTTTTGTCTTGTCAGGTAGAATTGTATCTTCAACAATCTGCGGACGATATTTTTCAACCCATAAGACTTCGTTTGATTTTGCATCAATCATAATTCACCATAAACATAATATAAAATAATAAAAATTTGAGAAAACGCGAGGGTGTTTGACCACCCTCACTTCTCGAGAAATGAGTTATTGTTTAACCAACAACTTTATCAGCTAAAGGAGCTTCAGGATTTGTTGTGTCAACAGCAATTTCCTCTTCGCCTTTACTTGTATCAGGCTGTGGAGATTTCTGTCTTAAGAATGTTTCGAGTTTATTTCTTAACATCCCTACACCAGCCATCTCTTGTCCTTGGAATCCACCACGCTGAGAAACTACATCAATAATTTGCAGTAGCGTTGACAGATCACTAAGATTGATAACCACTTCTTGTTGTTCCTGACCTTGTTGGCCAAGATGTGATACGTCATTCATATTAATCACCTTTTATTATAAGTCGACTTTGAATCTATAGCCACGTAATACGTGACCCCTTCACCTTTAAACTCTGAGATACCTTTTGAACAAAGAGTAACATCATAGTCTATCGGCATTAGTTTCAAGTTATCAGTTTTAATAATAATCTTGAACTCATCGGCAGTTTCCCCAATTTCAACGCCAAAGTCATCTGCGTTGTCGTTGGCACTGTCGATTGCTTTCAGATAACATTTGCCACTTTCGCCAACAAATGCAATCTCTGAAAATTGTAATACACCAGCCGCCTTCAATACTGAAGACAGTGTATCTGCCGTCACCGATACTTCTACATCAGCAGAAGGAATAGTAATATCCTTTTCTGGTGGAGTATGTATCATTGACAGATCAGCAAAGACGTATTTGGTTCTACGTTTGCCTTCCGATATAATAAAGTATTTATCAAAAAACTCTACATCCGGATCGTTATACAGAGATAAAATAGACAAGAATCTTGATAAATCGTAAACACAGGCATCAGAAGGAATCTCCTGGTCTATATTTGCGATCGCAATCAGCGTCTTCTCTGGAGTTATGGTCTTAACAACTGAACCTGCTGATAACAAGATCGACTTGTTGATAGCGGTAAAGCTTTTTAGGACCGTCAAGGTTTCGTTAGAAAATTTCATTATATAAGTTTCTCCATTAGTTTATTGTTGTCTATTATACAACAGTTATTTAGATTTGTCAATAGGATTATAAGCTTTTTTGTTGGAGCTATTATCTGCGGTTGCAGTTACACCTAATTGACCGAGAGATCCCATGTCACCCTTAAAGATATAAGAACCAACATGATTAAGTTTCATCCAAGGACACATCCATACTGAAAGGTCGGCTTTACGAGCCATCTTACAGAAGAAGTAATCTTCAGACAAGTACCTTCTTGACTCTGGGTCAATGACACAATCAAAGAAAGCATGTATATCTCGAGTACCGTCAAATTGTTCGGTTCTAACATGGTCAGGTTTATATGCAAGTTCAGGATAGGCATCTCTATATTTTTCTAATGCTTCTCTTGTAATTAACATAAACCCAGTACCACCTTCGGCAACTTGAACAGGTTCTGCGAGTTTAAATTGTTTTATATCTCCAACAGGATTAAAAACAAAATCTGATGTAAATTTTTCTAGGTCAAAAGGATTCTCTTTGCCTACTCCGGATTGAGCAGCAGCTGATACCTTTTCCCAAGCAATTGTTTTCTTAGGATATGGACCACATACGACATCGTATTTTTCAGGATCTGAAATCTGTAATGCAAGTAACGCCAAAGCATCTCTTGGATCAAATCCAATGTCTGCGTCAATAAACAATAAATGTGTACAGTCAGATCTTAAGAATTCATCTACGATATAGTTTCTTGCTCTTTGTATTAAACTCTCATTAAATAGAAAGTAATACTTCATTGGTATTTTGTGAGATGAACATAACATACTTAAATCATTGGTTGACTTAGTATATAGTCCAGTACATTGACCACCATACATAGGTGTACCAACGAATAGTCTTTGTTTTTGTAATTCTTCTGTTTTTACTTCAAGCTTCATACTGTGATTTGCTCCATATCGTTTTCGGCTCTTGTGATTGATTGTAGACGCATAACATCAGCCAATATGTCCCATGCCGAATCGTGTGCTTTAAATACTGAATCCCACTTATCTTCGTTTGCACATGGAGGAAATCCATTCTTCTTAATACCAAAGTCAAACTTTGCATCAATAAAAGTTCTTGTATCTCTAACAGTCCAATGTTTTAAGTGTGATTGTAGATGTCCTACTTTACCTTGAGACTTAAATAGTCTTTCAAGTATAACAGGATCAAATGAATTAGATCTTGACCACCAAAAATTAATCTTTGGACCGTCAATTAAAAAATCTGTAAATTGTCTTACGAACTCTTCAACAGAAAGATCTGAACTTTTTGGAGCAATATTCTTTCTTACTTCAGAATCTTGTTTTGACCAAAAGTCTAATGTACCTTTATCAACTACCCAATCAAAGTCCTTTACTTGTTGAGCTACATTTAATTTAAATTTCTTTGTTTTAAATATATCACCCAAATTGTATGGATCGTCTGATGTAAACTTATCCCACTGAAATACCATGACTGACATATCAATCACAGCACAGTTGTGGACATCTTGTCCCATTGTTTCAAAGTCGATGATTAAATCGTTTCTCATAGTAATACCTTTAATTTAATTTGTTATTATAACAAACATTGCTACGGATGTCAATAGTTTTATCCAAAGAATTCTTCTAAATTTGGAGTTGTATCAACACCGTTAGGATCAAGCTCTAATAATTGCTTGTGGTTGTTCTGTCTTAAATAAGTGGTATCTGATAATTCTAATTTACCTGTAAGGAATTTGGCAATCTCTGTATGTAGATCTCTTGATGTTGGTACAGGAACATTCTGTGCAATATGGTTCATCTTCTTTAAACCACCTAGCAATTCAAAATTAGGTGGGAATCCCATCATATGTAATGCTTCACGAATTGTTAATGATCGTTCTTCTGTTGGATGCATTGTGTCAACCATATTACGACCAATTACAGCATTCATATATTCACCAAAGACATGTACTGAACCATCCCATACACCTTTGCCATCAGCAAACTTCATTATTGCGTGGTCGGAATATTTAATACCTTTTTCGTTGCCTGTCTTATGGAACCATTCGTTAGCTTCTTTCATCCAACCTTTCTTACAAACATAATTCAGAGTTGTCTTAACATTCTCTTCAATCATAATCTCTCGAACATCACGGTTCGTTTTGGTCTTAATAAAATTGTAATAAGGTTCATCAGGAACATTCTTATTAATAACTAAATCTTGATGTAAAGCATCTTCAGGAATCTCTTGTAAGTATTCGGTAAAATCCTTTCGGTCTTTATTATACCAATTCATTACAGGAGCGGAGTCTGACTTCCAACCAATCGCAAAGGTCCTGTCGCGTCCTTGTGGAACTCCATGGAATCTCGTTGATGTTTTATACAGGGATAAAGAATAACCCCTCTCAGCACATATTTCATACAGTCTATTCGCTACTGGACGTCCTTTATTTGTAAACACTGCAGGAGCA